AGATCCAAACTATATGGATTATTTCGAAAGATACTACACACCTGCCTTTACATACAAAGCATTAAATAGATTGATACAAGGATCAGCGGCAGATATGACAAAGAAGGCTATGGTAGATCTATATGAAAAAGGTATAGTACCACATATACAGATACACGATGAGCTTTGTTTTTCGATCACGGACCACGAACCAGAGTTAATCAAGGATATCATGGAGCAAACCATACCTCTTGAGGTTAAGAATAAAGTTGACTTTGAATCTGGACCAAATTGGGGTACAATAAAATGAGGTTAAACTATGGCTTATTTAAATGCAAATATACCAGTAGAGTATGCACAAATAAGAAGAGAGTATCTCTATGATCTTAAAAAACATCATGGAGAAGTTGAAGACTGCATTATCTTTGGTGTTACTTGTATCACAGGTCGTGCATTATTATTTCACGCTATTATGGAAAATGGTGCGATCTTTTA